AATATTCCGACCCACTCCTATGGTGATCTTTTCGGCCGTGCATTTATAGGCGTGCGTTTCGACGCCCTCATGCTTTCGCAACATTTCAATAATCATTGTCATTTTTAAACATCTCCATTCAAATAAAACCAGATTGCGGCCGCTCCTGCGCCCAGGATAAATAAACCTTTTCGCACGACGCTTTCGCCCACCTTTTGATAAAACCTGGCGTATGCAATCTCACTCGCCCTGGATGCAATTTGCTCAATTTCATCGTCGGATAGTGGCTGTCTGTTTTCCATATTCATTTCGTCACTTTTTCAAAGGTTGAATGGGTCCCCGATAAATTCACAATAGGGTTAGCTTTTATATAAACTGCGACGCCAATTAATAACCCCATGGCGCCAATCATTACCAGGCCGACCGTAATGGCAATATTTAAATTTTTGGCCATTGCTTTTGCACGCGCCGCTTTTTTAACTCTTAACGCGTGCGCCTCTTCTTTTCGCTCTCGGTGCCATTGTGCTTCGTAGGCGATAAAATCACTCCACGCCTGTAGGCGCGTTTTAGTAATCGCAAACTCCAATTCTTTACGCTGGCGCCTGATCAATTCTTGTGCTTGCCAACTCTCCAGGGCGCTACCTTGACCCACTTTATTGCCAGGCTTTTTGTTGATCTCACTGGATGCCGTAAACCATTTGGATAGTGCCTGGCCCATCTGCACAAGGTCGCGTCCGTTGTTTAAACCTTCTTTTAAAACGGCAAAGCTTGCATTTAAGGCCATTAGCTCGATTATCAAAATTTAGCCACCCAGTACAAAGTTGAAATTGGACCCCGGTTTTCATACGCCAAGACCCCGTTTATTTTACGCACCGCAAACCGCTCATTATTTTGCCCCTGGTCGGTGGTAGGTTCAACAATTCTGACCTGGCCCACCGGGGCGGGTTGAATCATTACCGGGTAAATTTCACCAATTGTTGACCACATTGCTAAATTAAGCAGACGCAGCCGTCATAGCTGTCATGTCTTCTGTAGTCCAGTAATCTTTAGCAATCATAATAACTAGATGTTCCTTGTTACGTGCTAGACAATCTACCCAATCTGCGTCTTCCATATCGTCTGGCTTACCTGCATTAATTAGCGTTACTGAGTCACCACACGCTGCGTAGTGTGCTGCGATTTCTACTGCTGTTAATTCTTCCATTGTTCTATCCTTCTAGTGTTGTGATACGTGCAGCAAGTGCTGCGTTTTGGGCTGATAATTCTTGTACTGCTTTAATTAAAACAGAAACTAAGCGGTCATATGAAACAGAGTCTGGCTGATCGTCAGAATTCTTTCCTACTAATTCAGGAATTATTTCATTCATTTCTTCTGCAATTAATCCAACATCTGTGTTTCCACTATCCTTATACTCAAACATAGTAGATCGCATTTGATTAACGGCTGACAACCCATAAACGCTATCTCTTATGTTGTCTTTATACCTTCTTGATGAGGTGTCAAACGTAATTATTCCATTACCATTATGATACTTTAGTGTGTTTGTTCCTGCGCCACTAGCCATACCAAACATTGTAGGCCCGTTGCCATTTACATACATTATTCGTGGATTGCCTAAGCCATCCGACAGCACGATATTGTTGCTTGCGGTGCGAATGTCTAAGCCGCCTCCGTTACCGCTATATTTACCAATAATAGTGTTGTTAGCACCCGATGTTATAGCATTACCAGAATCTTTACCGACGGCAGTATTGCCGCTTGCCGTAGTAACACTAGATAAGGCAGCATTACCAATAGCAACATTATTAGAACCTGTGGTAATAGCAGTACCTGCCGAGTCTCCAAAAAGATTATTCTTAGTGCCTGTTGTTATTGCATCACCTGCTATATAACCTACGGCAGTATTCTCACTGGCTGTCGTATTAGCCTGTAAAGCACTTTTACCTACAGCAGTATTACGAGTACCTGTAGTGTTAGCATATCCAGCCTCTGTACCCATAAAAGTATTATTAGAGCCTGTTGACAAGTCATGCCCAGCAGTAAAACCAATTACAACATTGTTCGCAGCCGTTGTTGCTGACAATGCAGCATGATAGCCCATTGCTACGTTTGACTGTCCCGTAGTGTTAGCGGCTAAAGCAGAATTCCCTATAGCTACGTTTTGTGCGCCTGTAGTGTTAGCTGTTAAAGCAGCCTGACCAACAGCAGTATTTTCTGCACCTGTAGTGTTGGCTTTCATAGAAGCCGCACCAACCGCAGTATTGGTAGTACCTGTAGTGTTGTAAAACAGAGATGTGAAGCCAATGGCAGTATTGTTGCTTGCTGTAGTAGCAGCATTTAAGGCAGCTTCACCTACTGCCGTATTATAATAACCCGTAGTTATAGCATACGAATTAGCATAACCAATCGCTACATTGCTATAACCTGTGGTGCTAGTTGTGAGTGCGTATCTTCCCATTGCAACATTATTAGAGCCTGTTGTATTTGCGTCTAGGGCAGTGGCACCAACAGCAGTATTGCTGGCTCCTGTAGTGTTAGCTGTTAAAGCAGCATTACCCATTGCAACATTGCCAGTACCCGTAGTGTTAGCCCTTAAAGAACTTTCACCAACAGCAGTGTTACTAGCTCCTGTAGTAGTAAGTTTTAATGAGTCAACTCCTACGGCAGTATTGTTTGATGCTGTAGTGCTAGTAGTAAGTGCCTCATGCCCTATTGCTGTATTGCCATTACCTGTAGTGTTAGCTTTTAAAGCAGATGAACCAACAGCAGTTCCGTCAACACCCGTAGTGTTAGCTGTTAAAGCTTCATAACCCATTGCGGTATTATTATTAGCTGTAGTGTTAGCTTTTAAAGAATCTTTACCAAATGAAGTATTGTTGTCACCAGTAGTAACAGCAGTACCAGCGTTAGTACCAACTAATGTGTTGTTATTACCACCTGACGTAATGCTATCGCCAGCAGTAGAACCAGCCACAAAGTTATCTGTACCTGCTGTGACAGAAGTAATGCCCTTAGTTGCAATGTTACCCGTCATCGTGCCGCCAGATTTGGCTAGACTTGCAGATGTTGCATTAGTTATCGTTATCTTCTTTGTGGTTCCACCATCATTCACCACCAACTCTTCCGCACCGTCGGGAGAGGTGAGTGCTGTTAATTCGCTAATTTTTACGTCTGCCATGATTTACCCCTTGATTTCCATTAGTGTCATTGTTGAGTATGCGTCTCTGCCGTTAATTCTTGGCGTCCCTGACCCATCTGTTCTTCTAAATGCCACTGTGTATGCCACGCTTGAAGTGCTATTTGGCGAATCTAAATGACTTGCGCTAACAGACTGATCTGAAGAGCTATTTGACCCAACTGCACTATTTGCATGAGCAAAACTTGCATAGACATCACCTGCGGCTAAATTTGTACCACTCAGATTACCAGCTAACCCAGAACCTCTGTATATCGTTACGCCAACTGCTGAAAATGATGAGCTAGTGGATTGGGTATTTACATTAACTAAAACCAATATTTTATTAGCCGAATTTGATGGGGTAATAGAACCAGTTAAACCGCTTCCAACGTGACTACCAGATGTGGTTTGATTTAAAGTGTTATATTTGACATTCACAACCTGAACCACCGACCCCTGTGGCATCATTGCATCTGTCAAATTACCCACTGCTGTTGCTACTGCGGAATCTACCAATGTTTTAACAAAGGCCGTTGTGGCAATGGAAGTGTCGTTATCACCACTGGATGGGGTGGGCGCTGTCGGATTGCCAGAAAGGTTGGGGCTGGCTAGTGTGGCTAGGCCCAGGTTTGCAGCGTCTAATGTGCCCACTGTCACCCAGGCATTGTTTGCACCATTGCGAATCTTTAAAAGACCAGCGGTTGTATCTGCCCACTGCTGATATGAAAAAGTAGTACCAGGCGAATTGCTCCCGCTATTATTGCTGACCACTGCGTCTAGGACGTTGTTAATGTCCGTCCTGACGGCTGCGCCGGTCCCGTTTGCTATATCGTAATCATGCTGTGCCATTTTATGCTGCCTCTTTTCCAAAACCGACGGCTTGCCAATTTATTGATCTGACAATTCCATTATTTGATGAATTAAAGCACTGGACCGTAAAACCTGTCCTGGCTTTGCTGGTTACTCTGAAATAATCGCCACTATTTGAATCGTTCATCGTCACGCCAATGACGGGGACCGCTTTAAAATTGCTCCCAAATGAAACGGCTGTACTGTTTGCCGCGACTGAAAAATCGCTTTCTTTTTCAATACGGTCTGGCATATCTATTGTCACCGCCAGGGCCGTTATATTGATGTTATAGGTTGAATCTGTATTGGTAACAATTACCCTAAACTCAAAACCCCTGGCGTGATAATCGCCAACCAAAAAGGGTGCCCAATCTGTCCAGGTTGGATTTGATGCCGGATTGTTTTGTGTCGTTCTAAGCTGCAAAACCGCTGTAATTGCGTCTGAACTTGCGCCGTCGAAATTCTGCCAGGTGTCAATATTCGCGGTGCGATAATCTATCAAATCTGAAACAAGCGAAACGGCCGACGCTAATTTAGCGGTTAAACGGCTGGTATAGGTTTGCCCAAGGTCCACGGAATTTGCGAAATAATATGACCCGCTGGATTCTATAACGCCAATATCACCAATTTCGCGCGCTAATCTGTCGCCGTTTTCAGCAATTAAAAAATCACTATTTTCGGATAATATAAACCTGGGCGCGCCGTCTAGTTTTAATATATTATTTGCGACCAACATATTATCTTTGACGCCGCCAAAAGATGGGTTTTCAGTGGTTGTCAAAACGGCATTGAAATCGACAATATTGGGGACCGTTGTCACGGCAATTTTTGCGTTAGTGCTAAATCGCCCACCTTCGTCCACGGCTTTGGCCATGTATGTGCCGGCCAATAATGGCAAAACGGTTGCTGTTTGACTGCCGGCAATTGCCTCGCCAATGTCTTGGCCATCTTCCCAGGTTGAGTTTGCGACCAATGAACTATGACGAATACGAACATAACCACCATTTATCACGTCAAGGTCTAAAACGCGGGACCAAGTTAAATGGCATTGACCGTCCAGGGCACGAATGGAGAAGTTATTAATGTCACCAGGTACGGCGGTTAATCCTGATATAGTTTTATTATTTAAATCAGCATAGCTAGACTTTGCACCCGATACGTTAATGGCTCTGACCCTAAAATCGTATGTTCCAGCGGGAATATCATCAATGCTTGCGCTTAATGCGCTGGTCAATCCAATGAATGTATACGCCGACGATGCGGTCAGTTTATATTCGGCCTCGTAATTAACCACAAACGCATCCTGGGGCGCGTTCCAATTAAACGTCGCCCTTGATCGAGTGCCAACAGAATTTACGGTGGTGTATAACTCTTCGGTTATGTTGTCCGGCAAAGGTGAAGCGACAACAAACGGGTTGGGTAAATTAGTGTCCGGGCTGCTGGCTTGCTCGGTTTTGCTTGCCCAGGGGTAAATGTTGTTTTGATGCTCTAATAACGAAACATTAACCGTGCCATCTGAATTTAAAATTAATCGTTGGCATCTGAATTGTTTGGCAATAAATGCGGGGGTCGAATGTGTCACCGAAACAATGTCCCCAACTGCAACATTTAAAGCCTCGCTGGTTGATTTAAACGATACCGACAAACCATCACGCGATCGTTTCAGCGCAATTTCTGCAATGTCTTGGGCGGCATATATATTGGTCGTTGTTGGCAAATCCATATTCTTGCTTAATTCAATGCCACCATCTTGTGCTAAATACCCGGATTCTTCCGTACTACCAGCCACCGGGTATTCAATTTGGTTCATTTGCCAATTGGCACTTGGGTCCGGGAAAGTGGCGATTATTCGGTTGAATTTGGTTTTCTTAGATTCTGAGCGAATCGAAATACCGCCGATAATATGCGACTCATTAAACGCAAAAGATGGGTTTCCCTCATCTTCAATTACTAGGCTATATTGCCCTTGCTGATACGGCATTAAGCCGCGCATACCTGATAACAATGATTTAACATTATTAATCAGCGTTTTGTTGGTATCAATAATGCCATTACATTGGAATATTTTTTGGTTTCCAGCACCAGAATAAGGGCTAACCAGGGCATCACATTTGTTGGCTGCTATTATAAATGACGCGTCATTAATTGACGCTGACGTTAAGCCTTTGCCATACCTGGCATTAGTCAAATAATCCCGCAAACACAATGCCGGGTTTGCGCTGTTTGCCAGGGTGGCGGTCGCCGACGTGCGCGGGTCAAACACTTTGATACCCTGGACGATTGCGTGGATAGTGGGAATACCTCCAAAAACGTCCTGGTCCCACTTTATCCTGGCGGCAATGTAGGCCACGCCTGATAATTTATGCTGCGCGGTCCATCCAATATTTGCGTTAACAAATGTCGAATCTGCCACTTGGGTATCCGTGCCAGTGTATTTGGTCAGCGTTAATAATCCGGAATATTTAGAATCCGTGCTTAAAACGTCGTTAACATACACGTCGCCAATGCTGTGAATTTCGCCCTCTGATATAGCCAGGATAATGTATAAATATGTATTATCGGACCCGCTGGTCGCTACAAAAACCCTTGTGCCTCCGATTTTACGCTGTCCATATACCAAATTTATGGCGGCAACCGTGCTTTGTTTGTTGACCAGGCCACCTTGATATTGTGCTTCGACAACATCCATATCGGGTACGTCAACAAACCATTCTACTACGTCGCCAATCGTATCAACGACGACATCAATAATGCCCTGGCCAATTTTGCCAATGGTCCCTATTGGGTCACTAAAGAAATCACTAAACCAACCCATTACGCCCTACCCCATTTTAAATCTTTTTGCGTATTTGGCGAAAACTCAAAACCTTTATCCCGGTTAAAAAATAAAGCCTGAGAATTTGAATTAGTTCTGCGCCCGGATTTCTTTTCAAAATCGGCCCAATGAGATGAGGCGGTCAATAAAATCTGGCTGCCGGTTTCTGAATCGTTAATCGTAAAACTTTGAACCCTGCCGTCATAAATCAAAACCGGGTCGCCAATAATCCCGTTGGCAGCATTTAGCACGACCATGAATATTTTTACTTCGCGGTCGATATAGTTTTGATTTAATAAAATGGCGATAAACTCTTGATTTACACCTGACAAAGTTATGCCCACCGACCCGACTTGCACTTCTGACGTTTCGGTTATATTTGAAATTCCCTTGAGCGCGCTGCTGGATGTGTAAGTATTACCAGCGTAAACCAGGTCGGTTGAATTTTCTGTTAAATAAACTGGCGTACTAAAATCAATACTCACCAAATGAGCCATATTAAATGAATCTTTGGCCAGTTCTGCGATTACGGCAGAATTTATAACCCGGCTCACGACAAAGCCTCGATAAAATCAACTTCGTATTTAAAGAAATTACCAGCGCCGAACTGATACCCTTGCACATCATTTGCCAGGCGAACCGTAAACGGCACGTTTGAATAAGTGACTGTATCCGACGTTGTGACCGCTACCACTAGCCCTGGCGTAAAGGCCATTGCACCATTGCCAGAGCGGTCGGCGGTCAACATATACACTTTGCTATGCCCTGAGAACTTAACCACATCACCGGCTTTTAGGGCACCTGTAAGCCCCGCAATTGTGACCGACTTAATGCCCAGGGCGGCCGCTGCACACGTCACCGTGCCACTGGGGTTTCCGCTGCTAGTGCTTATTTCTGTCGGTGTTACCGTGAAAACGCCATGACGGCCATTTTGCGAAACTGTATACGCAAACACCGGGTTAAATTCGGACCTGGTTAATGGTGGATACGTTGCGGTGAACGTCCACTTTTGCCCACCAATCTTGCGGCTTTGCATCCGGCCGCTGACTGTCTCAGAAAATAAAGTCGGGCTTTCAGACTGTAGATTTATGGCGTTAAACTTTGGGCTGGTTGGATAGGTCATGCTAGTGCCGGCCTCCCGCGATCGTTAAGAGACTGATTGATTATATTCATTATTGTGGCTCGACGTTTGTTTAATAGCTGGTCGAAACCTTCGGTGTCATTTGCCGAAATATTGATGGTGAAATTCCCCCCACCCATTTGGTCATTGGGCACGACGTTTGCAGCCTGGTTGGGCACCACTAATTCGGGTCCACGCTCACCAACAATGTATGGTGACCCGGCGCTCATGGGTCCACCATTTGCCCGGAATTGAGTGGAGCGAATCGCTGCAACCTGGGCCATGCCATTCGCCAGGGCAATTGCTGCAAACCCTAGATTTAAAGGGAATGGATTATTTAACGCTTTGGCAACGCCGTTGTATGTATTAATTATTGCGTCTTTTAATGCAAAGGATTTATTCAAAGCAAACGCCGCTTTGTAATGGCTGCTCAATGATGCAAGAGC